AACAACCATTTAGGTAATTTATTTTTAAAAATTAAATATTTGGCATCGTGTAAATCGCCTGTGAGATTTTCTTCAGCAAGCCATGTGTTAAATTCTGGATTGGTTTTATTTGATTCTCTAAAACAAACTTTTGCACAATCCGTATCGCCTGTAATTGTGCGCAGTTCTTTTACAAAATTACTGATCCACAACTTGTGATCTTCAGTGCGATCCATTAAGATAGCAACTTTACCTGGTACTTGTTCTGCTACATCTACAAACGACTTCAAAGTATCGACCCAAAATGTTGTTTGTTCATGGCTGGCTATTTTCGATATTTTGCTTGTGACTACTCCACTAAAACAATAGCCCATACTCTTTGCCAGCATTAGATCATTCGATATATCGCCTGTGCTGTTTTTAGCAAAATACTCTTCAGCACCGCTGTTTGTGTTCTTTAGAATTATTTTATCTCTTTCTATAATGCTTTGAGGAACAAGCGATTCACTGTTCTGCCAAATTTCTTCTACTGTACTAACTACATAATTAAATTGTGGTTCAATTTCAAATCCATGCTTTTTTACAAACTCGTCTATTTTAACTAGATTGCATTTGTATAATGGAATCATTTTTAGTCTACGGTCCTTATCCCAGACTGTGTAATCATCAAAAGGATTTGTGTCATTGCCAACTTCTTCTTCAAAGGTTTTTATTAACTGAAATGGAAACTTTAAACAAACCCAAAAAACTCCGTCTGAATCTTTCTCGATGAATACCTTTTTAGATTCGTCTATAACTCTAAATGGTTGCGTCCACTGAGGATCCTGTAGATGTTCTTCGTAGTCGTAATCTAGTTCTTTACTGGCTTCTTTATATTTGTTTAATAATCGTAAAATAAAATTAGCTTGTTTTTCTGTGAGCTGGCTTTTGGCTGAACATAGATTGTAAAAATTTTTCATAGCACTCTGATCGTTACGCTGAATAGGCATGCGCATAATCATCGCAACAGTGTAAAATTCTTCATAAACATCTTCAATGTACATAGTATTATTATACTACAAATACAAAAAAGATCAAGAGATTATTTGCTTAACTGTGTGAGTAATCTTTGTAAAGGCAGGCCTTGTGCAATTTCTTCCACAGTGTATTCTGTCCAAGCATAGTCATTGAGCCATTGGTGTCTATCATGGAGGGGTGGGTTTTCTAAGTTAGCAAGACTTTTAATGCTAACATCATAAGCTAGGCTACTGGGGCTAGTGTAGCTAGGAACTCCGTGTAGCACACTGTGTATGCCAGGATTACTTGTCCAGCTTACTGTACAATAAACATCGTCAAAGATCATATCGTAGTCGTCATAAGTACCAGGAGTTTGTCGTGGCGTTTGTCTAGAAACATCTTTAAACATATGTTCTATTTGCGGAACCGGACATCTAGGATGCGGGCGAAATATAATAGGGCGAATTGTGTAGTGTCTAATGTGCTCTATGGTTTCTTTAACCCATCTTGTCATACTAGGCAACATATCCCATTGTAGACTACGGTCGTGTTGTCCGCAGAGCAAAATCTTTGTTCCATTAGTGCGCCAGGGCTTTAGTTTAAGATTAAGTAGATCGCTACGCCTACTATCGTTCCCAGCATCACCGAAAAAAGCATCTCTATTAATCCCATTAACACCTACCTTCCATGTTGTTCCTCGTTTGATACCGCCAACTTCTAAAACTATCACAGGCTTTTTTTGTTGTTGTGCTTGATCCCAAACTGTCTTATTATTAGCCATGCGTCCGTGGAATAGCACACTCCAGATAACATCTACATCACTATCGTTACCTATAGTTGTAGTGTGTCCGAGCAGTTTAACACTGTGTTCAAACGCATCAAACACTGGGTTGCTATTCAATGCGCCGTACTCACGATATAATCTAAACTTCATACCTGCCTTATAAATACTTTGTTATTTAATATATTATGTCAAAATTTATAAAGAGACTGAGCAAAGTAGGAGTACACTTCGATACAGCATTAGTTGTAGGAACAGCTTTCGGCCATTTAGAGGATCTGCTATCAAAGTTTAACACAGTCTTTGTAATTGCAGATGAACATCCTAATATTAGATCAAAGAATTTAATTTATAGAAATTTTAAAAGCGACCTAAATGTATTGCCAGGGATATCAATATTTTTTATTGATACAAAGTATAATACTATTATATCGCATTATACGCATGTTTTAACAAAGTCAAAACCAATGTTAGTTATAGGAGATAGCGATCACCTTGATAGAGATCACATTCGACCGCTATTAGCACATGGTTATAAAAGAGTATCAAAACAATACGATTATCATTTTTGGAAGGTTAATAGATGACAATATCAGTAGTGACAACATTTCACGAAGCAGGACTAAAATTATATGGTCAACGAATGATTAACACATTTGTAGACAACTGGCCTACAGAGGTAAAGTTATTTGTTTACCCAGAAAAATGTAATCCACAAGTACCGGATCATTCAAGAATTGTATTAACTGATTTAGATTCTGTCGATGAACTTACAGCATTTAAGAACAACTGGAAAGGAGTTCCAAAAGCAAACGGTGATGTAAGTGGTGATCCTATTCGCAGAACAAGAAAAGATGCTGGTAAAGGATTTAAGTGGGACGCTGTGAGATTTGCGCACAAAGTATATTCTATATTTGATTGTGTTAAAAAATGCGATACAGAATGGCTGTTTTGGATGGATGCTGATAATGTGTGCCATAGTCCTATAACCTTAGACAAATTAAATTCTTTTTTACCTGCTAACAGCGAACTAGGATTTCTAGGAAGAGAAGGCAAGTATACAGAGTGCGGGTTATATGCTATGAAACTAACATCTCCGGTTGTACAAAGCTTTCTAAGAGAATTTCAAAGAATGTATGACGACGCCGATAACGGTATTTTTACCCTAGCCGAATGGCATGATAGTTTTGTATTCGATGCTGTAAGAACTAAGTTTAGAGGTCAGCTCAATGAACACAATTGGAGTGCTGGAATTATCAAAGGTGAAGGCCATCCACTTATTAATTCAGAATGGGGAGCATATCTTGATCATCTAAAAGGTGAGAGAAAACAGTTAGGTCGCAGTAAGCCACAAGACTTGAGAATTAATCGTCCAGAAACTTATTGGCGATAAATTTGTCTTTTGTGCTTTTAGCTTTGTAATGATGTAAAAATTTCCCAACAGTAGTTCTACGAAGTGGTGTTTTATATTGCTTGTTAAACTTTAAACACATATCATTAAATTCATATTTGTGTTCTAAATCTTTTACAACAGCACCAAATACTTCTCCGTCATAAAATCTTCTTAACTTTTCTGTTAATCGTTTATCATAATATTCTCGATATCGATTAGAAAAATCTGTAAATCCTTTGTGATTTTTATTTAGAATAAAAAACCCAGTTTCAGCACTAAAATAAGTTTGATTATTTTTATTATGATATACGCCCATAAATGTTGCTAAATCATTAGATTGACACAGAGAAGTTATTTGTTTTAAATTTACTTGTTGTGTAGTAATAGTATCTGCGTCTAACCAAATTAAAAAATCGCAATCGATATTTTCCATGGCATGAATTATAGAATATGCTTTTTTAGCAAATATTTTTACTCTAGGTCGTTGATTTGAGTTTTGAAATTCTTGATACTGATTACATAACTCTGAAAAATCAATAATATTTAATCTATCGATTGGATTAAGAATCATATCTTCTATGTAGCATGTAATTGAAATGTTTGTTGGCCAATATCTTAAAAAACTGTCAACACTATCTTTCCCAATTAAATCATAATATTTTTGATTAAAACTAGTTATAGCAACTATTTTCATTTGATATACTGTCTCATATGAGCCCAAGCGACTCCACTGCTTAATTCTTCAAACTTCCAATGACACATTGATAGCTTTTCAACCCACGACAATCTTTCAGGTGTCGCAGGATTTTCAATATCTTTTAAATCAGTATTAGCAACTTCGTATGCTTGACTAATTTGCGGAGTTGGATCAGTTACAAACACCGGAATGCCTTCAATTGCTGCCGCTACTCCGGGACTACTATTATATGTTACCACTGCCCAAGCATTTCTAAAATCATCTACAATTTTTTCATTTCTACTTAAAGTCCAAGAACTATTTCTACTTGGTTTTAAATATGTTCTTGCGTTTTTATCACCAGGATGTCCCCTAACTACTATGGGTCTATCTGTATACTTTCTTAAAGTTCTTACAGTTTGTTCTACCCAAGTCATAACATCTAATCCGTTCATACTCCATCCGCCGTTGCGTTGAGTACATAATAAAATGTGATTACCTGCGGTTCTCCAGTCTTTTAAACTTAGATTTAAGTCTCTACTAATTTGTTGCCAGCGATTGGGGTCTGCTTTATCTCGAAAGTAGTTTCCGGTTGTAGGAAACACACCATCCATGCTATATCTACTATAATGTTTGTGATATAGTTTACCTAAATTATAATTAAACAAGTTACTGTCTACAATTATTGTGTGTTTATTATGAGTGTTTTGAGCAACTTGTTTTCTGAGAATTAAGTGTGGGGTATTAGGACTTCCAGAATGAACCCAACCTTGTATAACGCCTACATCAGCATTTACTAAATTTTTTCCAGTGTGGGCAACACCTTTGTCTCGCATTAAGTTTACACCGTCAACAAATCGTTTTAGAACTTCTGTCTTGTGAGGATTTTTATGCGGACTAGGAACTCCTGCGAGATATGCTACTACAGATGTCATTAAGAGATACCTTGTATTTGAGCCCAAAAGTTTTTAGTAGCTGCACGACACTCGTCTAGTGCTGTATCAAAAATCGGAGTAGATTCTATATGATCTTGCCAAGTTTCTTTTTTACCAACAATCGGTGGTTGATGCTTAAAGAATCTAAATTTACTACTCCAAACACCGCCAGCAATTATTACTTTTTTCTTAAGTAAAGTTCCCCAATATGCTCCATGGTAACTGTTTGTAATAATAGTGTTAGCAGATCCTAACAGTTCAATAGTTTGTTCTAAATTAGAACCGCTGTTAATAAATCTCGGGATAGGATCATTTCCAAAATCTTTAATTAATTGTTTTTTGTGTTCGAACCAAATAATATCATTTTTAACAGCATAAGTTTTGTCAAATGCAGGATGCATGCAACTAGCACACGGAGTCCAATTAAATCTACTATGTATACTAAAATCTCTAAGGCCGATTAAATTATATTTTGCAAAGCATTTAGGCCATTTAATTTCTTTGAATTCTTGAGCACCGTTGTCGCTATTATGGCCTGCCCCCCAAATTATTCTAGGTGCAGTTACAGGTCTAATTTTTGCTAACAACTCGTTAGTTATTGATCTAAGTTTAGTATGAAATTCGTCGTGTAATTCTTTATGTTCTGGATTTGATAATGTCCAACTTTGTTCCCAAATAGCCTCTATTTGATTTCTATCCGAACTGTTTAGTATTTCTGCAAAAAAATCTCCAAAGTTTGAGTTTCCAATTAATCCGCCACCTCCGACGATCATAGGAACATTGTCAGGGTAGGACTCTGCACCAATGTGTGCAATATCTATAATTTTGTATTCGTTAGGTTTTAAAAAATATTGCAATGGATTGCTGGCAATATCGCCAATGTTATTTGGATCCTTTCTGTGTGCTACTACATATTTAATTGCCATACCATTCCTCTAAATATTGCTTGGCTATACCGCTCTTTAATTCTGAAACATGAAATTGTCCATATGCTAAATGGCAACCCCACTCATATAATTTATCCATATTAGGATAATACGGATTCTCTATTTGACTAATATCTTGTCTCGATACCGGACTTGCAGCATTAGCTGATGCAAGTGTAAATACAGGTATTCCGTGAAAAATAGATTCTACTGCTGCCACACTGTTAAATGTTACTAACGCAAATACATCATCATCTAATGCTTGTTGGAGTGTATCGGTAGCAATCCTATCTATTCTTTTAGGAGCTCGTTCTCTAATTACTACAGGTCTATCGGTATGTTGTTTGATTGTATTAACAGTTTCTTCGACCCAAGTATCTAAATCTATACCGTAAAATTTACAAGGCTTTATATCGGGCTTTGCTATTAATATCTTCCTACCATCTTTTTTCCAAGACGAAAATTGCTTACCGAAAGATTCAAATCTATTATTTGGACGTTTGATAATTTCACCGTGTTGTAGATCGTTCTTAACAATTCTATGCCAGTATTTCCATCCGTTTGGATTATTACTAGTTCGTTCGTTGCCAAAGTATCCAGTATCGATATAATAAAAAGTTCTTTTATCTTTCCAGCAACGCTTCATTATTTTATGCTTTAAAATTCCTCTAAGCACTATGGGTTTGTTAGAATCTTCATATACAAAGTCGTCAGTTGATACTATAGGAGATTTACAACCGTTAGCAAACATGTTAACATACTCGTCTTTTCCATTTTTACTAAGGAAAATCATAAACCATGTTGTTCGCAGTACTCAGTTAAAATGCGTTCACGATGCCATTCATTACCCATCGGCGTATCGGCAAACTCGTGAAAGCTAGGAGTACCAAGTGTGTAGTGTAGTAGTTTAGCATCTGAGTTTTCGCCATATTCGTCTGGCAGCCAATTCTATTCTTTTGGTAACTTTCCAATACGATCATCGTCAATCCACTCAAACCTATGAAGATGTGTTCCTGTTGATTTTTGTATATATTCAGGTGTTAATACTTTATTAGGATGATTTTGACAATTCCATAAAATAACGCTTGACCAATTTTTTCTAGGATAGTCTTCATTTTTACTTCCTAGATATTTTTCAGTCATTTTAGTTTTATAGTTATGCTTTACAACTTGTACATCTTTGGTATGATCCCTTAACTCCCATAGCTGGTTGATGTCGTCTCGAATTATCATATCGCCATCGATGTATATAGCATGGCCGGTATGACTCATTAAGTGCGGAACAAGGAAGCGACTATAAATGAAATGGTTACTACCGTCTGTGTGTTCTTCTTTATAATCATCGAATAAGTTTAACGCAAGAGGCATAATCTGAACAGGCTTGGTTGAATGTCTAATAATGCTGTTAACGCAGGTATGATATGCTATTGCTTCTCTTGGATCATATCCTATAAAAATTGGAATCATTCTATTTTTACTCACTTATTATTTTTTTGTTAGATTTACCTATATAATGATATAGTTTATTTTTAAAATCCGTATATTTGAATGAATCTTCACCCATTAATTCTTTTTTCGCAGTTACTGGACATAAATTTAAAAAATTATATTTTTCACCAATTTCATCTAATACACACGCATCATAGGGTCTAACTAAATCAAAAATAGTTTCGTCCTCCCAAAAATTTATATAGTCTTTAATTAGCTGATCAATTTTCGGGTGAGATGTGTCAAATACGATTAAACCTGATTCTATTCCTCTGGTTCCTCCATGCTTGCCATTTTCAAATTCCATGGCAGCAAAGGGGTAATTTTTTAAATCTAGATTAATCGATACTTCAGTTAATGCTTTAACATCTGCATCGATCCAACAAACATATTTTGATATTTTATTTTTCACAGCATAATAGATACTGTATCCTTTAAACCAAAATCTATATGCTTTAAATGGTCTTTTCTTTTTAATCCAATTACAATTATTTCTATCTAAAATTTTTTCAAAGTTAACAATATCGACATCAGGAAATTTGTAGTTAGAATCACCTTCTAAAAACAAGATTTTTCTGCCCTTTAATAAATGCCATGTTTCTATACAAGCTGAGTATGAATTAATTTTGCTTGATGAGATTGAACTTATCCAGGTAATATCATTTTCTTTCAATGTCTTCCTCTATACACTCGTTGCCGTATTGTATTTCTAAAATATGAGCTAGTTCATTTGTAGGATTGCTTGCTTGATGCCAAACTTCTCGGCCTATTGTATAACCCCAATCGTTTTCTTTGATATGTTTAGTATCCTTTAATCCCTTCCATTCTGTGTCGAGTTTGATCATACCTTTAAGAACATACCAATGTTCTGCTCGTTTAAAATGTCTTTGATTGCTCAGACTTTTACCTGGTTCTATAACAAGCTCTTTAACTTTGTAGCCGGGCTTATCATCGAGTACTCTATACCACCCCCACGGTCTTTCAGTCTTGGGAGATTTCCACTCTTCTAAAATCCACGACGACGAATTTTTTTTATCGTTGCCGCCGATGCCAAACTCAAAACTTAGTCTTGGATCTCCTATACTCATTTCAGGAATGTTGTCGTTGGTTCTATCACCACCGTTGGCAAATATCACTTCATGATCTGAATAGTTTTCGAGAGTGTCTTTGATAAACTGGATAGCACTATTATCTGTGTCGTAGTCGTCTGCGAATTGAATAACGACATCAATCATGCTTAATGCTTGGATAACGCCAGCTCTTTCGTCGCTGGGCATAAAAGGTCTACCTTTTTTACGAGTTAACCAAGCATCGCTATTAACTCCTACGATTAAAATATCGCCAAGTTTTTTTGCTTCTGTAAGATATGAAATGTGTCCGGTGTGGATAGGATCAAATCCGCCGGTAACTAATACAATTTTGCTCATAGTTTTATTTATTTTTTATTTATTTACGGTAAAGGTATTCCGGTAGATTCAATAAATCGTGCAATCTTACCTTCTTTGTTTGTTCCGGTAATATGAGCAATAGGAGGATTTGTTTTTAAAAACCGTCTGTTTTTAAAGGTCACTTCGTGTGCATTAAATCCAGGATATTCTAACACTTTGACTTTTTCTGGAAACAGTGTTTGCGTTAGATAAATCATTCTCGGCTGGTCATTACCAACGCAAGGACCCCAATGAGGCATCCAATTCTGTTTTAATTCTTGATCTGCAATTGTGGGCATCTTTTCAAAAAGCAATCTCATAGAATCTGTATTTCTAATAAACATAATTCCATTATTAAAAAATGTTATTCCGTTCTTTTTAGATCTTCCTCTTGTTAAAATTACATCTTCTCTGTTTTCACGAAATACAGAAGTGCAATCCCAATCTAAATTTATAAAAAATGCATCATCATCCATCCATAAAACATAGTCATAACCATTTTGAAAACTATCTAAAATTGCATAACACTTTGTAAAATATGGATTTTTTAATCCATTACTTAAATGAAATTTGTAATCAACTCCATATTTATCAGCATATTTTTGATGATTAATGTGTGCATCGTATCTATATGAGTCTGCACCTGAAATAATAATTAATTTGTCTTTCATTATACTTTCTCCACAATTGTATATCCGGCTGTTTTACTATCTAAATGAAAATATAATTTCCATTCTACTGTACTTTCTAAAAATTCAGTTACGGCTTTTCCAACTCCTGGAAAACCAACAGTATCATGAAACATAATATATCTTGTAGTGAGCGGTTCGTATAACTTAATTTCTTCTTTAACATGAGCATACTTGTGTACACTGTCTACAAATAGAAATTCAGTTTTAACATCAGTATTAACTGTAAGGCTACTTTGTTCATGCATAACAATATCTATGTTGTGTTCTTTTGCATATGATTCTACAATTGATTGTTGTGGTGCATAATTTTTAAAATTTATATCAACAAGCTCTATATATTCGGGTTTAGATAAAATAATAGAACTTACACTGGCTCCTTGATTAGTTCCTAATTCTCTATAAGTTTTACAAGATTTTAATAGTTCTCTAATATGCGGAAGATAGCTTGGATAATCTGGAGTATACAGTTTGGAGAGTTGATACATCGAAGTGTGATATAGTTCTTCTACGGTATTACAATTAGAATAATCTACTTTAAGCATTGTTATTGTCCTTTATAAAGTTTTTGTGAATCAGTACACCAAACTGGTAAATTAACTAACTGTGAAATAATCTTTGCTTGTTTAGCATCACTTTCGATGTATAATTCAATATTTGATAAACTGTTTAATATTTGAGATTTATATCTTCCGTGAGCATCATCGCCTCCAGGTTGTCCAGTCTGTTTCATAATTAACTGTTCGTACACTATATTATGTTTTTTAAGCCACATTGTGGTTACTTCTCGATATTGTTCTTCTCTGGAAGTAATAATGTATTTTACTGGTTTTGTAAATAAAAACTTTGGTTCAGCATTTGTATAAAAGTTTTTTAATCGTTCGCCTTTGTCGTTTTCTTTCTTAGAAGGATCTCGGCAAAGTACTCCGTCCATGTCAGTTGCCCACTTAGATGCACTGTTGTGTTTCCATATATTCCACTGAAATGCTCGAGGCAACGGACATATTTCGCAAACATAGTCAATGTCTTCGGGTCGATTTTTTGGAGATCCGTACACAGCAAATTTAATAATTGTATCGTTGTTTGACTGCAAAGTCGTTATTACGCTACGCATTGCATTGCCAGTATTGATTGTATCGTCAACCAATAAAACTCTTAACGGAATTTCCGGCATGTTAGCTGAAACTGTTATTTTTTTATTTCTAATATACCATCTTTTTGAATTATAACTGTCAACATCAGTAAACGGCAACTGTAAATGTGTGGCAAGTAGACTAGCTGGTATCATTCCAGATCGTGGTATCCCAACAATTAAGTCAATGTTAAGCTGTCTTAATTTATGTAAATGTTGTACAATCGCTAAGTTTAAATCATCGACAGTTCTAAAGTTTAACACCGCAAACACCCATGTTAATCCACCCGTGATCGTAGCCACGAACTTCAGACCTATCCATGTTTCTCACATGTTGCAAACCTGCTTTTTTAAAACATTGCTTTAAAAAATTAGGAGTTATTATTACTCTATGTAAATTCGAATCATATTCTCCGGATCTAGGATAAGACATTATTCTTCCGCTTGCCCACAAATACGGATCGTCATTTAAAATTTTTAAAATATTTTTATTTTTCCATTCTGATATAGGCGGTCCACTCCAATTTCCAGTTTCTTCATACTCTACTAATGCTTTAGCAATAGCATAACCGTTAACGGTCCAGACTTCTAAAGTTCCACCTGACTTTAATACTCTTGCCCATTCTTTAATAGTACTTTCTACTTGCATCCATGGAATGTGTTCAATACAATGACTCGAGTATACAACATCAAATGTATTAGAATTAAATGTTAGATTTCTAGCATCGCCTACATGGGTAGAATCTTTACCTTCAGTGCGTTCTCCTTCACCTAAGTTTAAAGTTTCGAAACCCGGAATAGGCTTTTTCCCCGGTCCAATTTCTAAACATCTCATAGTGTTGCATCATCCAATCCTGCAGTTCGTAATTTTACAATATTACTGATCTGCCATTGTTTAATGTCTAAGCCTTTGATAATACCTAACCATTTGTTGCGTAGTAAAGCAAAGTCGTTGATAATTTTTTCAAAGTCTACAACATCGGATTCGCCGTCTACAAATTTTTCACAGTCTCTACTACTCAAAGATCTTTGATAGTTCTCTAAATATTTTCGAAAGTGTTGACTTCGTAAACGGCGAAGCTCGATGTTTAAGTATTCGAGTATTGCTTCAATTTCTTGAAGCTGGTTAAATCGTGTTTCTACAATAGCCGGCATAGTAGCGGCTGCTTTTTCGATTCTTCCTGAAATATTTGTATCCAGTCTAGCTTCTTCTAATTCATTATAAAAGTAGTTTACTGCATTGGGGATTTCAGAGATATCCTTAGAAACTCGATCATACCAACCCATTAGTCATCATACTCGCTGTGTGTGTCTTCATCGTCGATTGCATAGTCAATTGCACCATCCAAATAAGGATCGATGCCTTTCAATGCTTCAAGAGTAGCTTCTTTGATATCGTAGTCTAATAGTACATTTACAAAATCAGTTGCAACATCTTCTCTTTTATCTTGTGGAATGTGTTCAATAGTCACATGCCAAAGGTCGGCGATAATGTCTTCATTCATTAGTCTCAGTCTCCATTTGATCTTCAGGTGTATTTACTTCCTCAGCGACTTCTTCTGGCTGTTGATGAAATTCTCGCATGATCAAATCGAGCTGTTCGCCATCCCAATTTTTACGATAGTCCATGTGTTCTTCACCATTGAGGTCAATGTATTTAAGTCGATTGCCTTGTTGAGTAAGTATGCCTTTAGATTCAAATAGATCTACTAATCCACTATAGGGATTCATGCCAGTTTCGTACGGAATTTTAACCTGTACTGCTTCAAACGGTTTAGCATAACGAGTCTTCATAACCTTACAAGCGGCACGAATACCGTTAACAGTTGTGGTCTTGTTACCGTCTAAATCTTCTTTTAGTTTTAGTTTCTTCATTGCAATTACAATAGAACTTGCGTAAACAAAACCTTGGCCTCCACTAATCTTATCGTCTGGATCAAACATATCTTGTGACGCATATGTATGGTTAGTACATACCATGCCTACATTGTAACTACCAAACATATTAACACAGTTACGCACAAGTGCTGTAAGTGCCTTAGGCTTACGGCCCATATCACCTTTCAAATCGCCCTTGCCGAACTGATCAACATCAGTGGGTGTTAGTAACATACCTAAACTGTCAATTACAAACAATACCTTAGGACGATCTTCTTCTGCCATTGCTTTATACTCTTTCATAAACTCTGAAACAGTTTTAGCAACATCGTCAATCATTGCCATGTTAAGTTTAAGTAGTTTTTCTTCGCTTGTGTCTACACCTAATGCGTGTAACCATTTTTCATCTAGTGCGTTTTCTGAATCAACTAGCACGACGAAGATGCCTTGTTCTTGTGCGGCTTTTACAATATTACCTGAACAAAAATAACTCTTGCCTGAACCAGATTCGCCTGCAAAAACTGTTACTTTGCCAAGCGGCACGCCTTTGTGAAAATCACCACTAACAAGATAGTTTAATGCGTAATTTCCTGTACTAACCCAATCTGTAGGATCATTAAAGCCTACACCAAGACCGTCAATGCTCTTGGTCAGACTTTTTCTAAACTTTGATAAATCAAATGCCTTTGCCATATTATCTCCTAATCTAAAAAGCAGATTAACCCCCCGATGTGAGCAGACTATGTCCTAGGCTTGGGGGGTATTATTATTTTATTCTTGACCTTTACGGGCACGGATCATTGCTAGGATGTCCTGTGCTCTGCTTGCACCTTCCTCTTCACCGCCCGATGATTCTGACTGCGGAGCAGGTGCTGTCTCTGGCTTAGGATCTGGATCAAATGGAACATCATCCTTTGTTTCTGGAATAGACACTGATTGAGGAGCACTTTGACTTGTTGCAGTTGCTGCCGGGCTAGCTGAAACGTTAGGATCACCTGTACGTGCCTGCATGCCTGCTGGACGGAAATATTGACTCCAACGATCTGGATCATATGCTTCACCGTCAACTGATGCTTCAAACATTTCTTTCATTACCTGCATTTCGACATCTGTAGGCTTTTTAGGAAGGAAGTCATTTAAATTAAACAACCCGTGTGCATCAATTGCAGCAGCTTCTTGCTCTGTTAGTGCTCGTTCACGACGACTCCACTGCGAAGTAGAATAGTCTGCATATCCGCCTTTGCTTGTTTTCTTAACACGAAAGTCTACACCACGCATGTAGTCAGTTGGCAGTTCTTCTAACTCTGGATCCATCAGTGCCCCTTTGATGATCTGGAAGATCTGAGGTCCAATGATAAATCGACGGATTGGATTTTCCGGAACAGTTTCTTCATTAAGAGGATCTTCTGCTACAAAGCCTTGGAAGATATATGAACGCTTTTTCCAATACTTGCGACCCATGTCTTCTAGTGATTTGTCTTTGAACCAGCCACGAACTTCTTGTAGAATAGGACAGCTTTGTCCATCATTATACATTTCTACACAAGGTACCTGAACCTGTACCGGGCGTGAGTCAGTTTCACCTTTAATACCAGCGAATGGCAATTTAATCATTGCTCGCTCAACCCAAAAGAATGTGTTATTTGTGTCGCCGTCTGGCAAGAATCGAATTACTGCTTCTTTGCCTTCTTGCATGTTCCAGTGTGGATAGATT